AAAGAGTGTCATCAGTACCATGCTCCCCATCAGTGAACAACTGTGTACGACACGTGAACACATCACATTGCCTAACTTAACTCCGATTAGCCTAACCTAACACCGCCTCGCTCCGCTCGGCGTGGTCTTACTCCGTTCGACCTACCTCACCTCACTACGTTCCGCTCGGCTTAGGTTCGCTCCGCTCACGCACCACACAGCACTACACAACCCAACCTAATAATGTTCCACGTGAAACAATGACACGCTCGGGTCCGTAGTGGATTATGTGAAATTACAAAAGTGGTTGTATTCTAGAATATGTATGCTATAATATGAGTGTAAAGAAAAGAGGGCTTAAGAAATGAGTGATAAAAGATTTAAACAAATATGTAATTATTTTTATTCAATAAAAGATGAGTGTATAAAATTAATTTCTGATTGTGATAATGCGAATGATGTCAATCGTATCTTTTACGAATATTATGGTGAATTACTTGGAGCGTATACAGTTGGCTTTATGTTAACTGATTATGAACATGAAAGAATTAAACTATTAAGTTTACATGATGAGTGTTTGAGTTTAATGCGTTTTAAATGTTTGTTATATATGAATGTATTAAATGATGATGTAATTTTAGAAATAAAATAAAATGGAGGGAGCAAAATGACTAAGGAAAAATATAAAGAGTATATTCAAAACGCGTATGATAGTGTTTTGAAAGAGATTAATGGATTGCATGAATTACCAAATGTATTAAAAATTTTATCTGATTATAATATTGATTGTATTGAAACAATTGAAGACATCTATAATGATAAAGACGTAGATTTTAAGGGTTACCTTGAATTGAATGAAATGATTAGTTACAATCTTAAAGAAGTTTGTAGGATTGTAAAGAAAGGATAACTTATGAGCAGTTATATTAGTCTTAGTCGTCTGATTAATGAGTTAAATAGAACGCTCGGTATCACTAGTGATATTGAGCGCGAGAATTTAATTCAATTGTATTATAATCAAGGATTGATAAGTTATAGGCAATACTACCTTTTAAGGTCTAGTATTGTTAAACACGAGTACATCCACAACTATTTTATTCAAATATACGGTGAGAATTGGTAGGTGATAAACATGAACAATGATATTAAAATTGAGTTGGAATTTTATTTTACATTTGACAATTTAGTTATTTTACATTCTACAGATTACAGAATCGTTTGGGATGAGTATATTAAGTATTATAATAAATATGGTCCAAAACATGAGTATTATTTATATACTGTCAATAAACACGATCTTAAAGATTTTATTAAAATAAAGAGTGATAATTAATATCACTCTTTTAATATTTACTCAATATATAGCTTAATAGTCTTTTCGTTTCCTGGTTGTTGTAATACACGCAACCATCACGATATGATCGTATTAACATGTTTAAGCGTTGATCTTTACGCCATAGTTTCGCGATCATCATATTTTCGCGGTTATTACTGCCAATAGAATAACAATATCCATATTCCTTATTTATCTGTTGATTGATATAAACATAACCTGTATTCATATCAATCCAAGCGCCATAATAAATATCATCATAGTATAATGTACACAAATAATCACATACATTTGTTTTCTTTTTTATAAAGTCGTTTGTATCATATGCAAACTTACCAGCGTTATATTCTCCGTATGTCGTTCCGCTTATAAGTTTATGAAATTTAGATTTTTCTTGATTTCCTTTTTTATATTCATTGTGACATATTTGTACAACAATTTGCTCTACTGATTCATTACCTTTAAATGTGCTGAACTCTTTCTCTGGGTCGGGTGTGATACCGAAATAGCTAAAATACGGGTTAACGATACTTGCGTTGTTTGCTAATAAATAAACATGTCCTTCTCTTTGACGAAAGATAGAATCAATAATATTTAATAAAATTTCAACTTCGTTTGAAATGTATGCATTAAATCCAGCCTTTTCGGGTATAAACTCGTCAACAATTATTGTATCAATGTCTACATAACTTGTTGATTTTAAACTTGCAAAGGCTGTTAAGGATGTTGCATAACCCATTTCGCAACCATTGATATAAAAGGTGGTAAAGTTGCTACCACCTGTTATTTTAAATTCATCATCTTTAAAATTTTCAAACTGATCATTTAAAAATGTTTTAATTTTCTTTAAGTCAGTTTTGTATCTTCTTAAATAAAGGAATTGTTTTCCTTTTTTCTTATATCTGCTGATACAGTCTTTTTTGAATCCATATGTTTTACCAATACCACGACCCCCGATGATGAAATTTAAAAATTTGTTGTATGACTTTATATTGGTAGGGCTGTACCAATCAATTGATTTTGTCATTTGAATACTCCATATGGCAAGTAATTAATACCCTTTGAATTTAATTCACCGCCTGCCATCCATCGACGTTTTCCACTACTGCCAATCCAACTAATCCACACGAACCCGTCACGCTTAACATAACCGTCATATCGTACACTCATACCATTTGTATAATATAAACCTGTGTCATTTCCTTTTTGGCTTGGTGCTTCTCTGATTTTTATTGTACAATTAGGATAAAAAGTTCCATATTCCTTAATAAAATCACTTGGAATTTCATTTAATACCTTTTCACTTTTTTCATCACTTAAAATCATAGCTTTAGGCATAAAAGCCGTATCGAATGTCGCTGAATATGGTAGTGTAACGATATTAACTAAACCGTTCTTATCTCCTTGGTTAGCACCTAAAAAGCGACCATATAATCTATTTACATCACTGTCAAAAATAGCGACATGACTCCAAGGCGTAATATTTGGCACTTCTTTGAAAACAACAATTGCACCAGGTTGTAGTTCTGTAATTTCAACGCAATTATATGTCATTCCATTTGTTTCTCGGTTTAACCAAATATCTTTAACATATCCGCTACTTGTGCAATTAGCACCTTTAAATCCGTTCTTTTCACACCAATCATAGTATAAATCCCAACATTGAGAACCGTAAGCACCATCACGATCTATATATGTACCTAATACTTTTCGTCTATAATCATAATATTTATTTACATTAATATTCATTTTCTTTACCTCCTAAAAAATATTAAAGAATAATCCATATTCCTGTAATTCAGTGTATAAGTCGTTTTCGATAGTAATAACCGCACGCCTTGAACCTTGTAACACTTCCGCCAATGTCTGAATACCGATATTACCTTTACGCGTAAAGCTGTATTCTTCATGTCCTGTTGTATCATTCGCGCTTTTTGGTTTAGTGATAGTTTTAGCGATGTTATTAATATAGTCATTTGTCTCAATGTCGACACGTCCTTCCGGGGTTACAGATTGTAAAGCGATACTCGTATCTTCTCCGCTTGCTTGTGTATTCCCTCGACTGTCTCGTGTATACGTTTCTGTATAGTTCGTGTTTGCCGTCGGGTCGTTCTGGTCTTGGAATGGGATAGTTTTAAATAGCGTATAATATCTATCCATATTGATTTCAAACCAATGTTGAAGCTCAAATTTCCAATAAGCGTAGGTCTCTTGTCCAATTTCATCAAACCAAAAATGCTTTAAAATTCCCGTTTCTAATGCTTTACGTCTTTCAAGATCATCATAAAAAGGATAATCAAAATCAAAAATCTTTTTTCGTGCGATCTCTAGCACTTCCATATCACTAAGTTCATATTGCGCGTCAAGTAACTCTGTAAATGCCAGGTTGTGACAGACTCCGCAAATGGTTTCGGTATTTTCAGCGAGAACCGGACTTTGTAAAGTCAATAAATAGTTAGGTACTTTTAATTTATTAAACATCGCTATCACCTTCTTTAACATCTAAATTTTTATCAATATTAAAATCTTTCACACTTGTGTTAGAATCTAATTCTAGCAATTTCATGATGTCCTCAAAATCCTCATACGGCGCAAATTCGACACTAGCATTTAAATTAAATTTCTTATTTAATTCTTCAATCGCCTTTTTACGCTCACTTAACCAAATATTTCGAGACGCAATAACCTGTTGATTGTTGGCGTTAACCTCATCCGCAACTAATCTTTCTTTTTTATCCATGTTGGCATTTTCAATACCTAATAGAGTCATGCACTCACGCAAAATCGCTTGTTTCATGCCGTGCAATTCGTCGGCAATAAAAGGCGCGTTTGTCTGTAATACGTTCACGTCTTCCATTCTAAAACCTTTTGAGGTAAATATCGTCTGCACGCCTTGCAAAATCTTTTTCATGAATACTTTAAATTGTTGTAACATTCGTCTATCACCTGTAATAATGTATGGTGTCCATTGCATTGTTAAGTTCTGGTCCATCGTTCGACTTGTTAATGCTAATTTTTTAGCATAAAAATTTAAGTACGGGAAGATACCAACATATAAAGGGCTGTTTTTCATAACTACACATTCCTCACTTGTTAGATTTTTCTTAATAAGTGGGCTTGTTGAAACTGTATGATAATCTGTAGGCATTTGATAGTGGTTTAACCGACCGCCTAATGTGATCTCACTACAAATTAAGCCTAATCTTTCATCATCATAAAAACCAATATAACCACGTGTTTGTAAGATATATTCTAGATAAAATGTGTTAATGGATTCGGGTAAACCTTTATATTTAAACATATTTAAACTTAACATTTGTAAATACGTATAATAGATAAAGTCAGCCTCTCCATTATTCATAGTAGCAACATCCACCGCATTACGGCAATAATCTGTAAACGAACTCGTGTTATTCAATAAATCCATTTTAAATCATCTCCTTTTAATTATATGTTAAATAAAAAAGGTTGAACCGTCAACCTTTTATATTAATGTACTTTCTTTTCTTTATAGTTTCCGTATTTATCACACTGTGTATACGAATATCTTTCACCGTTATTTTGACTATAATCGCCAACATTTTTATTGTGCCATAGTGTAATGCCATTATCAAACACACGTTTGATTTTTTCCAAGTCGTTAGGGTCGATGTTTGTACCTTTAATATTACACTTTACGGTCTGAATGTAGTTCCATGATATTTTAGAGCGTAAGTTAGGGTAATCAACTGTATTTGTTGCATAACCGCGCATATTCCATATTTTTTCTAATTTCTGTTTATATTCATCTGTTGGCTTATACGCATATAATATGAATGTGTTTAAATCTAGTGCTATTTGTCGCATTAGATCATTAGAACCCGTTACAATACTGTCGGCGGTAGCCTGTGCGTCATGAATACGAGCGTTGTAGCTATCCATAGCGTTCTGAATGTTCGTTTGATTTTGATACTGTGTTGTTAACTGTCTTAATTGATTTCCGATTGCTGTTGATTGACTGCTAGCACTAGCCTGTGCATTTGCGTTTGCAAGAGCGTTTGCATTTTGCATGTTAGTTTGTTTTGTGTTGATTTGGTTTTGCATGGCTGTTTGTCCAATGCCTAAACCAGCTCCGACTAAACTACCAACCGCACCGCCAATATTACCGGTTAACGCACTGGCAATACCACCACTTAATCCACCAATCGCACTTATACTCGCATTGATCATATTCGATTTGTTTTGTAGATCATTCAAATTACTAGCTAGGTTCGCATTTCTTCCGGTTACACTTAGATTCAAGTTATTTTGTAAACTTGTTTGCGCACTTAGTGCATTACCGGTTGCGCTCGCTATAGCTGAATTTGTTTCGTTTGACCGTCTAATGTTTGATAATCCAACGTTCATAGAGTTACGTGATGATTGTAACATTAAAGCGGTGGTATCACTAATAATAGGTAAGCTAGTTTCATACTGAGATTCAAACGAATTTTCTAAATTAATTAAACTTGAATAAGAATCATTTGATTTTGTTACTTTATAATTTAATGGCATAATATTCATTTTTGAGCTGTTGGGTGACCCCACACAAATAAATTGAGCGTTTTTCATATCCTGCCATAGCTCATTTTTAAAAGCTTTTGTCGTTCCATTATTATCGCTAATAACTAAATAGCTATATGGATACGTGTACAATTTTGTGAATGTAGTAAATCCAATAAACGCCGGTATATCATAGATTTGTGTTTTTGGGTATGCGTTTAAATCATTCTCTAACATATCGTTCATAGTCTTAGCTTTATATGTTAATATTTGATATTCACCTTGCTGTTCACCACTAAAACAGTCACGCTTAATCACAACCTGGTTATTTTCAACAACCAAACCAGGTATCGAATTGGTGACAATGATAGATACACATTTACCGACTAATTTTTCATTTTTTCGTACCGCGTCTAATACTTTTGAAAGTCCGCTGATTGTTACAGTTGCTCCGCTCACACTTCCAATTTTTAAAGATGTTATATCAGTTCCCGTGTATCGATTAAAAGGGAATATATAATAGTTAACTTGACTTGGTGCACCTAGCTGTGCGTTAGTGTAACTATCTTTTCCGGACATATCACATGTCATACCTATAACGGCAAAACTAGTATTTTGGTTAGGGTCCATTAAATACTGTTTATCTGAAATTAAATCCGTACCAACTTCTATATTTTCGGGCTGAGTATTAATACACGGCCTATATACACCATCACCATTATCATAATATTGTGGTCTATGCTCATATGCGATGTATGATTCCATAAAGTTTTCTTCAATTTCAAACCGCCAAGTTTGTATTACATCTGTTTCAAAACTGATACTTGTAGCATTGTTATTTAGATACCCTAAGCTAGTAATAAAACAATAAATCCATTTTGACTTATTACCTGTATCTCCATTTTGATAAATTAAATAATTGTATAAACGTAGATCATCATAAACACCCGGAACAACTACCGTCCCATCTTTTCTTTGATATGTGTAATTTTCAAAAACAATATGATCGTAATTATTAATAAAAAAATTAAATTGTTTTTCGGGGGTATCGAATGCACCCCAAAACGTATTATTCATTGCGTCAATTTCTAAACCCTTTAATAAATAAATTTTAGATTGCGGTGTAAATTGACTGTTAACGACTCCTATACTCATTCTAATCAACTCCTTTTATTTTATAATAAATAAAAATAGTTGAAAGTTCAACTATTTTATTTATCTTTAATATAATTATAAATTTCACGCGCTTTAGTTCCACGCTGTGGCTGGTTCGGATCGGCTGGTCTTTCATAATTCGCTAGAAATTCAATCGCTAATGTGTATGGGTCGGCGGTGGATTTTGAAAAGCTTGCAAAACTTTCGGGATAGGTTGCTGTAGCAATCCACTGCTGGTTATTTTCCATTTCCCATTGAATTCTCTCACATTCACCTACACCAAACTTTAACACATCCGGGTAATATCCTTTTTCTTTTAGCCAGTCAATTATTTTCGTCCACGGCGTCCATTGTACTAAACCATAACCACGTGAGGCAACCGGTTGTGCAAAGGGTACATCACCCTCCCAGCGGTTCGGGTTAACAGTACTTTCAAAATAGGAGTTTCCCAATATACCAGCAACCGCGTTTGCGGTCCAACCTCTCGCTTTAAAGAACTGCCAAAAAGCAACCCAATTTTGTTTAGATTCATCTTCTGTAAGTGGTCGAGTATTATTAATATCACCAGGAATAAACCATTTACCAACCGGTGTTGGTGGTTCGGGTGGTATTTCTTCTTTCGTTTTATAAAAACCAAAATCAATACCTAAACCATCTAACATGAAATAATGTTTAGTGTATTTGTATATGGGTTCGGGTGTTGGAGGTTGTCCACCTTCAAATGTTTTCCACTGTTGCCCATACCCGTTTACAATATTCGTATCATTTACATAAAATACTTGTGTTGGCAATACTGAACCACTTAACGCGTAGCATTGATTTCCATATCTACATGTAACACCATAATAAACTAATCCAGCGTTTTGTGTAAAAGTTTGGTCGATATGACAGTGGTCACCGGTAACCATTCCAGCCGTACCCGTATGATAAATTAGATCACCTTGTTTATATTGTGTTGCGGTTGGTGGGTTTGGGTCATGCGTAAAACTTACAGTAACATAGCTTAATCCGTTTGGAGTCCACACGGGATTATCCGAACTGTAGGCGCGTGTATTACCTACACCAACACCATCACTATAACATAAATGACAAGAAAAAGGAGCATACACGGGTACACGGACCTGCCCATTAATTGCATTATCAAAAGGATGTCCACAGCAATGTGACTCTGCCGTTGGACTTGACCATTGCGTGATGTTCATTGTTTCCATAGGAAATAAACAAACCTCATGACCATCATGTACTAGTTTTTGTCCTGGCTTCATAAATTTAATTCCTCCTCTATTATTGTTAACTCGTTTAATTTCTCTTTACATATATTATAGCGTTCATAATCTACATCTTTTAAAACGTGCATAGCTTGCATATAAAACTCGATATAAAAATAAACACTTAATCCTTCCGGTAAGCTATAAGGAATATCTTCCGGTTTAGTCATTTTGTAGATACTTGATAATTCACATTCTTTTTTATCCATAATTAATACCTTCTACTATATAATAAAATAAAACTAGCTTATGTGCTAGTTTTTTCTAAAATAAAAGTAATACAAGTATTCAAATCTAAATTACCGTTTGCCTCTTCTTTTCCTGTGAATTTTGTTACCGCTGGTATAAATTTAATAAGTATACTTGTATAAGTTGAGTTATCACAGGATACACTCGTGTCATCTAAGTTCATATATACATAATCAATTAATTCACCGCTACTATCTGTAAGCTTAAATATATTGTTTTTTAACAAAGCTATTTTTAATGTATAACCGCTTAGATCAAGATCCCTAATAACAAAATTTGTGTTAAAATATGGCGCTCCTTTTGTGTAAGGTTGATTATATTTAAAATAATAGTCTAATTTTTTAATTGATTTATCTTTACTTTCATTTAAAACATAATAACTTGTACCACTTTTATTTAGTTTCATAAATGAATCTAATCTCGTATCAACTAAATTTTCAACTCTAGTATCTAATGTAGGTTGTAAATTTCCCCATTCAATATTAAATTGTTCTGTTGTAGCTTGTTTACTTGCGGTTATAGCATATTTTATTTGTTTGTCTACAATCTCATTCCACTGTACCACTACATCATTCACAGCTTTTATTACCCATTCAATATAACCTTGCAATTGGTTAATACATTGGTAAATATTCATACCCGTATTAAATGCGCTGACATATTGTTGAGCGAGATTTTTACCACTTAATTTTAAATCACTGTATTTCGGTAAAATATTTTGTAGTTTACCATCATCAATAATACCCATATTACTCGCCTCCTTCACTATATCCAATTAAAGTTTTTAATTTGTCCGGTAAAATATCGGGGTTAATTTTAGAAATGTTTTCAATAATACTAACAACTTCTGTAATAACCGCATAAGTACAAATTACAGGCACTAGGTCTACCCCAAAAGGTAAAGTCAATAAATTTTCAGCATAATTAATTAATACACCTAATGCGTAACAGAACACAAATCCAACTTTTTTAAATAGTCCATCTCTTAATTTACTAGACTTAATTTGTTCGCCATCTCTAATTGCTCCAACAATTCCAGTAATAAGGTCCAAACCATTAAAAACCAATGCCACTAGAATAATTTTCATTTTAATCACCTCTTTCTTTTTCTATCATAATAAAAAATAGTTGAATGTTCAACTAATTTTAAATAAAAAAGAAAAAAGAGTTAAATTAATAACTCTTTTTCCTAAGTTGCAATTTACCTAAATAGAAAGGAGGGGTGTCATGTCCTGCCCATGACACTGATATTATATCACAACTACACATTATAAACAACCTTAATATCACACGTAACATTCGAATTTGTATCTTTAATTGTTACTGTGGTTAATCCTTCAGTGTTAATCGCTTCTAAGCCTTTAATTGTAACGTGTCTTAAATCATCCGTTAACGTTGCACTAACCATTGTTTGCTCGCCTGATGTTGCCGTTAAACTAATAGGAGCATTCAAACCACTAGTCTGTACGCTAAATGGTACTGTTACACTACCACCTTTTTTAACTTGTACAACTGTAGGGTTGGCGTAAATCGCTGTAACTTTTTCATCAACATCACCTGAAACAAACGCAATCGCATTTGCAAATCTAGACGTTGCAATACCTTCCCAGTGATGCAAGAAATAATTCCAGTATAAACCTTTAGCGTTATAAGCAACGCCTACACTATATTTCTGATCAAATACTCTATAAATTTCACTGTCAACAACTAACGCTTCAATTGTTCCTTGTGTTGTACTAGGTAAAGTTGGTAATACTAACACGTGTGCTTTAAATTCTGCAAATTCTAATTGGAATGTCTGCGCTAACCAGTCAATGTTTAAATAGCTATTTGATTTTCCGTTTAAAATAACGTAAATATCTTCATAGTCATTTTGTTTGGTTACTGCCATTGCGTTATATTCATTTGTTGGCTCCGTCAAATAAGATACATATTCTGTAATTTTACGGGCTAATTCTTTAGCCGTGTCCGTATCAGTAACAGCACTTGTTTTAACGATTTTCATTAATCCATTTTCATAATGTGTAACTAAAGCAGATTTCATATAGTTATAATCATCTTTGTTATCACCATTATACATAGAGTCAACAATACGAGCAATCAAACTATTTACACCGTCCCAGCTGACAAAATACTTACGCATATCATCATCTGTAATTGTTGCTGGATAATATGACTTACGGTTAACAACATAAAATGCTGTTTTAATATCCGGCAACTCACGTTTAAATAAAGTGTTTTCCGCGTCGTCTTGATCGTAAGCATGCTCTTTTGCACACTCAACAAAATATTCTTCCATTGTATAGCCTAAAGCCATATTTTCCATTTTAAATGGAGCTAACTTGTTTGTTAAAATATTTCGGTGTGCGATCACTCGACCAATTCGAGTTGCTAAATTCATGAACTCAACACCTAAACTATCAGGATATTCTAATAATCCATTCATAAATTCTAATGATGAAACATCATTAGGATCTCCAATTGTTGACTGAAAATTTGGAGAAGATACTCTATACATTGCACTCGCGACTTCCTGACCTGTTGGTTGCGTTTCCAATCCTAAATCTTCTTGAATCGCTTTTGCAACGTCTTTCCCTGTTGTTCTTGGCATATATAATCACCTCTTTCGTTTTAAATGCCTAATTTTCTTAAATCCATTGGGTTTTTATGTTTCGGTTTTTCATCTCCGGAACTTTCAACTCCAATTTGCATAAATAATTTACTGTTAGCCTCTGTCAAAGAATTATTCTTTTCAACTAATTTTGTGTTTTCAGCTTTTAAATCATCTAATTCTTTAAAGTTTTTTTCAACTTCAGCTCGCATATCATTTAACATAGTTGAGCGTTCCGCTTGATCTTCAACCGTTAACACTTCTGTAAACTTTTCTCGTAATTCATCACGTTCCATTTTTACACATCCCTTCTATTTATAAATATATTCTATTAATTTTATAAAGTCAATATAAAATAAAACCCTCTTTTATGAGGGTTTTACAAATATAAGTTGCAAAGTTTAAAGCGTTACCAGCTAGTTTACTATTCCTATATATGTTGTTAGCACGTTTCACCGTGAGTAAACCTAACATACATGTCTGATTTCCTATCTTTATTCCTTACGTCAACATATTATCATGTTATTTACTTTTTGCCAAATCTTCTTTAACTTTATCTTTAACGTATTGACTAAACTTTTTCTTTTTCAATAAATCTTCAATGTATCCAACCACTTCAACCTCGCTTTTATTAACACAAATACAATACTTGTTTACATGATCTCGATACCACTTATTTCGATGTTGTTTCGACTTTTTACTCAACATTATCATCACACCCTTTTTTATGTTCTTCTTTTTCATCCTGCCATACTAACGGCATACCTAATATATATGTATGAACAAACTCATTTGTTTCATGGTTCACAATACTCCAGCCTTTTTCTAAATATTGGTTTAGCATATCAATATCTTTTCGATAGGCGCTATAATCATAATCTTTTATTGATCTAACAACTACCACTTTATTTTTGAGTGGAGGATTTCCGAACATAATTTCGTTGAATTCTTTTAGAGTCTTATCACACTTTTTAAATACCGCGTTATCATGATGATAAACTTCATAGCTTAAACTATCGAGTTCTTTATTCAAATATTTATAATTATCAGTTAATGAACCATATTTACAATATATAATCAAACAAAAAACTGCTAACACAATAATACACATTAATATCATTAAAAACATAAAATCCATTTTTCTACTCCTTTATAATCCAAATAATCATTAGTGCCATTCCTATAATATATACAATAAATAGAAATGTTACACTTAAACAACAAAATGCCATAAATAAATAATACAATATACTTGCTAAAACACTTATCACTTTATCACCTACTTTTAATACTGAATTGCCTATCGACCAACACAATGCCACCAGGAACATGTGTTTTCTTTAAGCAACCATTAATTACATTTCCAACTCTAAAATTATCATATGTTACATTTTGTTTCGCCTTATCTGTCATACCGGCGCATTTCACGTTCAAGTAATAACAGACTCCACCACGAATATAATATAAATTATCTTTACAGTCATTCTCATCAATATACTCCTGTTGGTGTTCCACGTATTCCTTATAACTGATTTCAATTTCTTCAACGTAACTTTTAGCACCAATAAAATAAGATCGGTTAAATATGGATTCTAGACCCCAATATCCTAACTCTTTATCATCAATAATATCTTTAATAGCGTCCGGAACTTGTGTACTGACTAGATGTATAGAATCCGTATCAATATAAGCAACTCTATGGATACCTACCTTTTGTGCGGTTGATATCGTATATTTACGTGCATAGGCTGTTACAAATTCTCCGTAAGGTAAATAAATAGGATCTCTAAATTGTTCGTCAATGACCTCTTTAACCTCACCATTTTCAAACGTCATAAACATAGGGTCGTGAAGTCTTAATACACCATCATCCTCATCAATAAAAGGGATTTTAGGCGTAACATTTGGGTTCGTTGCGAATTTTCCGTAAACAGAGTTCATTTTTCTTTTAGCGATAAATCGCTGTGCGCCTTTGGAATTTTTCTTAACTTCCATCTGCTCATCAATAAACTGCCTTGCAATACCTACACAACCTCTAAATTTATAGCCATTATGAAACTCAACGTCATAAATATCATATTGTGTATTAAATAACTCCCAATCAACACTTGTGACAGTCATTCGTACAACATCACCGTTTGAACTATCCACATATTTTTTACTTCCAAAAAATCGACTAAACTTATCTAATGAAATACAAGGTATATGATCTTTTTTAATATCAAACGCAAAACTAATCACGCCTACCCACAGAGGATATTCATCATCTTGCTGATATTCACCTTCAAAATAAATAGGTGTTTCGTATGGCAAATTTTCGTAGTACATACGTGAGGGAAAAAGTGAGTTTACATCGAATACAATACCTTGAGATATTTCTTGTTCTTTTAGTTCCGGATTAGCCCAAACGAAGCCACCAGCATAAGCCGATCTTAAATCTCGGTCAACATTCATTTCTAACGTTGGGAATATCTTTTCAAACGCCATAGGCAGAGTTTTCTTAAAAGATTCAAAGCTACAGCTAGTCGCTGTCATTTTGTTAAATCCTAACTTAAAGCATTCATTCAAGGCCATACCTTCAATATCGATGTCATTAAATAAATAATCAACTTCATGAGGAGTTAACACATGTCCTTTTTCTCTTTTAGCCGTATAATCTAACTTTAACTTTCTAATTGGGAGGTTAAAATCATGTGCTATTTTCTTAATTGAAAAAGGTATCAGTTTGAACGAATCCCATATAGTTGTTTTTGTAGACCGATAAATTGAATATTTCCACCATATTTCAATGGAGTACCATAAACCTGTATTCGATATAATTGTTTTAAAACATCCGGTTTTAGGTTTTTCGGAATATTCATACCCATTATTTAATAACCAACTTACAATAAACTCACCATCAAATGCTAAATTGTGGAAATATAATTTTCGTGTTTTTTCTTTGCACCATTCTATGAAACCATCTATATCATTTCCATATTCTTTTATATTAGAATCTTCAACAAAACTTGCGCCCCATGCCCACACTCTACAGTCTAAAGGGTCGGTTGTAGTTTCAAAATCGCATGCCCAAATCTCTTTTGGACCTTTTTTCTTTGCCATACTACAACCCCCTTTACATTATTTATACTTAACAACACCATTTTTAACATAAGCGCGTCCGGTAAATACGGCTAAACTTTCTCTTACATCTGCCATATCTGATTTTAACGCTCGACTAAGCTGTTCGTTAACAAACATTTGGTTTTCTGTATACTCACGGCTTAAATCTAAATATTTAAACGTGTTAAGTGCTTTTCTTTCTTGATAAAACCATTTTATAAAATCTTTATCTGATAAAGATTTTATATCTTTTAAAATTTCTTTCGCTTCTTCTTCTGTAATTATATTCCCTCTAACATGTTTCCCTAAAGCTGTTTCATAATTCAACCTTAAATTCGTAATTTTTTTATTTTTCTTTTTAGTATTTTCCTCTAAACTTTCAATTCTATTAGCTAATTGTTTAGGATATCTATAACTCTGAATATTAACATGGTGGACGGGTTCAAAAAATCCGCCTCTGTCGTCTTTTAAAACAGATAACGCGTTTCTAACACTAACACCCGTTGCGATACCGCCTTTTGTTTCTTTTAATTTCGTTAACCCGACACTTTTAGCTAGTTTTTTTCTTTGCTTGTTCTGTTTATCCACTAGCTTATTAGCCTTTTCAATGTCATTTCGATTGAAAACAACGCCATACCGATTTTCAATGTAACGATTCTCTTTATTAAATTTCTCGATATCTCTCAAATACTTATTAAATTCTTTACGATCATTAAAATCTTTTATAGAACGAATGTCATTAAATACAACGTCTTGCCCTAGGTTTTGGGCCTTTGTTGCTGTTCGTTTCGCACTCGCGATTGCATTTCTAAGACGCTTGACGTCTTTCGTTGATTTTCTCATCTTAGCCAATTTAAAAACCCCCTTTAAGTCAAAAATAAAAGGGTGTTTGGCTAACACCCTTAATTAACTAGGCTATTTTACAGCCATTGACAAATATTTATTACTGCTTGAGTTAGATTTTTTCTGAATGATCACAACGTGAATTGGTTGCTTTGTCCAATCATAGTTAAACACTTGCTTTAATTGTTTCAAACTTTGTAAGAAAGGTTTTGAATTTGTTGCGTACGCTTTACCTTCTTTATCAATTACAGTGATTAATTTTGAACAGATGATTTCACCTGTTTTATCATTTTCCTTTTCAACATCCTGGACAATGAAACCTGTTAAATATAAATCTTTACCAACTTGGTCACTTAATCCCTCAGCATTGTTAACAGCGTTGAATAAGTTAACACGTTGCTCATAAGTCATGTCCTCAGTCACAACTAAACCTGTATTTTCCATTGCCATTACTTCATTTCCTAAATTTTCCATTTTAATATTCTCCTTTTAATTTTAACTATTGCTTTTTCAATTAATTTATTTCAAGTTGTCTAATTTTGTGATAGCATAACAATTTACAACCTATACGCTTTTATAGATAAGTCATAACTAATTAACATTTTACATGTCGCACCTCCAATAATCCATCAATTTGTATGTTTATTAATACAAACCACATAACTAACATTATGATTAATAATATAATGAAATTTATGTATCTGTTTGACACTTTATAATATTTGAAGTTTCCTTTGCAATGCTGGTATATTTGATATATAGATAATAGCACCCAAATTATAAAACTTGCAAGGATTAAATTACTAATCATAATTATATCCTCGTCTCTCATTTTCTTTAATCATATCATCAAGTGAAACAACACCTTGAAAAACCTTACGTTTAAACAACGACATGGTGTTACATCCAAATGAATATGTAGCTATAATACTCTTTGAACCTAATCTACAAATATCCATTCTAATTAAATGTCTGCGCTGATAAACTAAATGAAAAGCTAGTTTATAATCACATAGATACGTTTCTATAATATCAACAATGTGGTTTACATTATCCATAGTCAACTCACTTGGATTATGTGAATGTTTGTAAATTCTACTCATAATGTCTATACTCCAAAGATTTACTAAACCATCCTAAATCTTTACCTAATCCATGTATTACAGCCGGATATCCTTTTGCTTGTGGAATATGAATAACCGGTTGAGACCATTTATAATTCCAGTATACACTTACCTTTAAATCATGATCTTCTAAATAATCTAAAATAGGTGTATTTATCTGTGCATAAATAAAATTATATACAACTCTTTTAATTCTATTCCTAGATAAATAACATTCACATTGAATACCTTCATAATCAATGTAAATGTTTCTAATACTATAATGTTTCATAATTGCTACCTCTTTACAATAAAATCTGAAATATCAATATGATCATTATTTTCATAAAACAAATATGTATTAGTAATTCACCTAAACGCTCGTAAGTTTGCTTTTTCGTTCCAGCGCTTACAACAAAATTATTCATATGGCCACACCAAAAATAAACAGCCATACCATGCTCAATAACTTCAACTCTATTAATATGTTGAATTGAATTAGTTGATTTAACTTTAAAGTTAGCCTTATTAAATCTCTCTTTAACAAGGTTTGCCTTGTTTAATAAACTCTTTTTCGTGATAGTTCCATATACTTTACTTAACATTTTATTTCCCTCTTTTCTTTACACTCATATTATAGCATACATATTCTAGAATACAACCACTTTTGTAATTTCACATAATCCACTACGGACCCGAGCGTGTCATTGTTTCACGTGGAACATTATTAGGTTGGGTTGTGTAGTGCTGTGTGGTGCGTGAGCGGAGCGAACCTAAGCCGAGCGGAACGTAGTGAGGTGAGGTAGGTCGAACGGAGTAAGACCACGCCGAGCGGAGCGAGGCGGTGTTAGGTTAGGCTAATCGGAGTTAAGTTAGGCAATGTGATGTGTTCACGTGTCGTACACAGTTGTTCACTGATGGGGAGCATGGTACTGATGACACTCTTT